ACATCATTGATTTGAGATAAAATATTGGTTAGTGTATCTAAAATAAATATTCTACCTATATAACTTGAATTTGATATGTATAAATCACCACTTGACGTATTTAATACCATATCTTTAGGTGATAAACTTTCATACACAATTCTTTCTTCCACATTATTAGGGTATGTTCCACCAGAAACGCAAGATAAGTCTAAATTTAAGCACAAATCAATATCTATGGATTTACCACAATCAGTTAAATTTGGTGAAATAATTGAATATGTATTACCTGAATATTGTATAGTATAACCAGCACCAGTAAATCCGTTAATTATTGAATCTATTGTTAAGATATTAGTATTACCACTCAATTCATTAATGGATGCACCAGTTAATATAATTTCATTAAATAATGGTACACCTAAAATTGAGGCATTTACACTAATAGTACCCAAATTTATTGAATTACCACTAGATGAAATACATTCAAGAATAGATGGTGGCAAATTATTACTATCTTCCGTCAATAAATTTTCATTAAATAGTGATTCAGTCCAACAATTAGTTATGTTATCCAATATATTTGAATTAGTTTTTTCCACTAAAACACTCAAATCAAAATAGTTTTGTGAATTAATTGAAATTTCACAAGTCGTATCACCACTAAGTATTGAAGTACAATCTGGGTTACATGTTAATAATGAATAATTTTTGTATTTAAATTTAGGTTGATCAAATATAGTATTTCTATAATATTTAGTCGCACCCTTCCATATACTTGTTGATGGTACTAATTGTTCAACTAATTTTATCCAATAATCACCAATTAATTTAACAAAATCTTGTAATGTATCATAGTTATATTGATTACCTAAATATTCACAAGTATTTAAGTTGCAAAGATTAAGATATTTGTCAAATAAGTACCTTAAAAGTGGATACGAACTTATTACTTGTCTACTCTTAACATCAATTAATCTGGTTAAAACGAATTCTCTAAATTCGGTGACATTATTAATTAAATCAATTTCAGATTTATATTGAATTAAATAAGGATCTGTAATTGTTGTACCCGTGTTACCAGTAAAAAAACAATCATTTTTTCTAATATAACAAAATAAGTCATTTTCAATGGCTTTGGCTGGGTCTAGTGTTAAATCAACTTCCTTACTATTGATTAATAATCTACTATCATTCTCATAATAATTAGTATCTCGATAATCTAAACTTTCATTAAATCTTAATGTTCTAGTTTCAGTATAATCCCACGATTTTTTATTATCAATGATTCTGTCAATATCAAAACCAATACAATTGGTTAAATTAACAATATCTTCATTACTAATAATACAAAGTCTATTAATCTTTATATTATCTAATAAGAAATTAAAATCACAAGGTATATTGTTGAACTCAAAACCTATTTTAACTTTTTGATTCAGTATTTCATTTGATATATTGAATTTAACATTAACCCATTTACTACTAAATGTTTCTTCTGTAACCACATTACAATTATCACCCAATTCTAGTAATATTTGGTTATTTAAACTATTACACACCGATTCATTACCACTAAAATAAATACCTGTCGGTTTATTGGAAATGTTAAAAGTAAAGGCGGGATATGATTGGAGTGTTGTTGAAGTATTTCCAGTCGCAGATTCTATAGTCGAATTTATAGTAAATCCACTAAGTACCCCCAAAATATTATTTTCAGGTACACAATTAACAAATTTTGAACAATCAAAATTAATTAACATATCAAATTCAACTTGAAAATAACAATTTTCATTACTACCAGAATAAAGAAAAACACCATCATTACCATCAACACCCAACGATATTTTAATATCATTATTGATATCACAATTAAAATCGCTATCAACCCAATAACATTTACCACCACAAAAAGTTAACGGTAATGTTTGTGTACTATTACCAACACAACATTCCGATGTTGGTAAACTTAAAACATTATTCGAATTAACAAAATTCACGGTTCCATCACCATTCAAAATGGTATTTCCATTTATATCTTTAAGTAGTGTTAATTGGCATAAGTTCGGATCGGATTCACTACTAGTCGGTCTATTAGTTTGTGCCAGATTATTAGGATTAACTACCTTACAAAATCCAGAATCTGAATCGAATTCACCACCAAAATAACTACAACAATTCTCTATTGATTCACCTAATTCTGAACTAGTTTTACCAGTTACTCCGGTATCTGTATTATAAAATACATAATCTCCATTGGATGAAGTAATCAGTTTTAAAGGTTTACATGTTGTATCCCAAAAACAATACCCTAACTCATTATTAATTTCAACCCAAGTAGGTGTTTGTGAATAATTACCAACCAAATTACTTGTACAACATGTTTTAGAAACTAATTGCACATTATCATTAGTTAAGCCAGAAAATATATGTATTGGTGGATTATTTATTGTACTAATATTAACCAAATCACAAATACTATTATTACTACCACATGACTGAAAATTATCATTTTTTTCAAAACTAATAAAAAGTGAATTTTCACTCAACGATAATGGACAACCACATAAATTCAAAACGTATTGTGGATCTGGATCAGTTATTACTGTACCAGTAATGGTATAACATAGATTTGGTTTACCATCTACACCATAACTATTTAAATAAATTTGACCGTTATAATCATTAACTAACCCATTCGAGTAATTTTTAAATAAATTAGTAAACTCAACATATTCATTAATTATATTAATACTAGTCACAGAAATTTGTGGAACAAGGCATCTGAACTGGTCTAAAAAATTCTTACCTCCATCATAAGCTCCTATGTGTGGATTATTACCATCCAATACATCTATCGATGAATTCGTACCACTAGTTTCTCTATACCATAAACCATTTGATTGGTAAAAGTTATACGGTGTTGGTGGTAATATTTTAGGAAATCCATCCTCATCAACGTTATATATATCTATATCTTCAAAACCTGTTAATTCTTTAACTATTAACTTAAATAAATTCATATTTATAGGTTTCTTAGCTATATAAACATGTTCATTAAAGTTAACAAGTTGTTCTGGTGTTCCGATTAAATCAAATATAAATTCAATTGCTTTTCTAGCACCCTTACTCCTCCATAAGTGTGCGCTATTGATAATAATCCTTCTCCAAAATTCAATCTCCGCATCATATTTAGAATAATTAATAGTATAACCACTAAAAACTGATTGTGTTGGTATGAAACTACTAATTAAATCTACATCAGACATAGGATTTAACATTGACCATCCTAATGTTTTTGATAAATCCTTAATTAATGAATCTGGAGTATTTTTCTTTTTATCGTAAGTTACATTTCTAATGTAGGAAACGCCATCAATATATTTTTTAACCTCATCAAACTCTCTAGAATAGATATTGATTAATTTAGACATCTTTTCTGCCTCATTTTCATCCTCACTACCATCTGCTCTTCGTATCGTATTTAATCTATTGATTGATTCCGACACTAATCTTCTATTTAATATATTAGTATCATTTTCATCAAAATATATGCAAAAATCATAAACACTTGTTAAATATGTGTCAAATAAGTCGGAAATAATATCAATATTATAACCATCAATTACTGGCCAAGTAAATGATTTATTTAAGAATATATCATAAGGACCTTGGTCAGATTCCGCAAGATAATTAAATTTTATCGTATATGCTGGATATATGTAACGATTCAGTAAATAATAAGATAGGTCTGAAAGGGACGAAAAGAATTTTTCAACCTCAATACTATTTGGTTTTATATGGTATTTTGTTGATAACGTACTCCCACTAATATCATCAAATGAGATTCCATCAACATCAAAATAAACATAATCATTAGAAATTGATGTTGAACCCGTAAAACCAATTATCGGATATTCAATTTCATTATATAAAATAACATATTTACCATATTCAACCACCAAATTTCTTAAGCTATTTTCTAAACCTTCATTAGTGGTATATTTATTTAGGTATTTAATATCAAAAGTATTTACAAAAAAACTATTGTTAACTTTAAATGAAGATTTATTGGTTACTGGGTTGTAACTATAATCCTCTACCGTATCACCAGTGATTGAATTGAAAACATTGTCAACATAAATAGATGCTGGCCAAGTCTTAATTATTTGTTCTATATTTACTCTAAAATATTCTTTTAATGGACCAAAATATGAATAACTTTTAGGATCAGTATAATCAGGATTTAATGTTAATTTGGTTTTATTATCTCTTAAAACATTTTCACTTTCATTAGTTTGACCAATATCATCTAATGTAAAATATTGTGATGATTGCCCAATATCATATGTCTTATTTTGTTTTTCAACAATCGTAGTATCAATTTGAAAATTACCAATAGTAAACAATGGAGTCCCTCCATCAGTCGCGAATTGTAACCCAACCAAATTATCATTAACCGTATTATTTATTACCTTATACTTCGCCATTATTGAACACCACCAGTTATCTGGTTAAAATCCTTTGTAAAATCAATATTATCTCTTTCTTCTCTAACTTCAAATAATGGTTTACCATAATCATCTTTAATTTCATAAAGATCATATTGTTTATAAATTTCATCATTCGTATTATAAATAGTATAAATACCATCAGAATTTGATCTGGTTTGGTTACCAAACAATCCATTTGCCAATGTATCAAAGTCATTTTCAACCATTTCAATTTCAACCATAATTGGGTTGAAATAAGTATTTGTAATAATAACTTTTTGTCCAGGTACACCAATAAATGGTTGCGCATTTGGTTTAACATTTGGTGATGAACTAGGTGTTACGGTACAAAATATCAATGTAGAATTATCATTAAATCTATATTTTATTGATTTTTGTGTGGTATTTGTAAGATTTTCACTCACCGGCTCACATTTATTATTTGATGTAACTATCCTAAATAAATTTTGTATTTTTTTCTCATTTGCCGTAGGATCAGTTGAAAGATATTCAATTCTATATCCCACAAGTCCTTGATTCTCAAACTTATTGATATCCTCCGCAGATATTGTTGATGCGTCAAAAACCACACCTTTAATATCTGGAAATGCGGATAATATACCACAATCAATAATACTTGTACTTATTTGTTTTGGTCTAATAATGATACTATATATACCTTTTAGGTTAAAAATGGTAGTAGGTAATGATAATGTATACATTCCTCCAAATATTTGACCAGGGTTGTTAGGGTCATCCACTTTTTTAATAATTTCATTAGGGTTAGAAATTTTAATTAAATTCACATCCCCTGTTGTTGATCTGGATGGACTATAATGATAATAAATCTCCATATCATTAGGTGAAACATCCGCCGGTCGTATAGTACCATAATTACCCGTACTCATATATCTATTTTTATTTAATTAACTTATTCATTTTCAATCTAATACTGATTTTTTACATTAAAAAACCCATTACCATATCTTTCTAGTTGACCTAAATTCTTAACCTCAGATAATTTAATTTGATTTTCTAAGACTGAATTTATTCCTCTATCTATAAATACATCATTATTGATTTCGTGAGGAAAAACTATTCCTAAATCTAATTCTTCTTTAGTTAATGCCGAAAGTGATATATTTGTTTCATTCCACCCTTGTCCAGAAAAACTAAATGTAGTTAAATTAATTATTTTATCAATTTTAAATGTATCATCATAAACAGTTCTTTTAATAATAGTATCATCATATTTAATACCCGTATTGAAAATATCAGACACTAAGGCATCAATTACATATGTCGTATTACCAGTAGTTAAAGATAATACACCGGTGAAATATTGTGTAGGGTCTGAATTAAGATTTAATCCAACTTGATATGGACTTGTTCTACTATAACTTTTGGCGATATTCAAAATACTATTGGTTAATCCAGTAATTAAATTTCCACTAAAAAAATAATCAGATACTTCTTGTCCTCTTAATCTATAAAGTAGTTTTTGGTTAAAAGTATATGGTCCAGTAAATACCGAATCATGTGGTAGTGGGGTTGTCCAAGTTAAACCAGTTAATACATCCTCATAATAATTTTGGAGGATTGTATAGTCTGGTACCTCATCCACATAATCAACATCCCTAAAAATACCTAAATCATCAATATTTTGTGTTAAAAATATATTTACATCAAAATTTTCAACATTAATTTTCCCCCAATTAAAATCAATAGTTACTGGATTTTCTAAAACGATATCACTATTTTGAACAATAATACATCCATTATCCCCTAATGTTAGATTTCTACCATCCAAACTTATTGGGGATTTTCTACTAATTAGACTTTCTAATGATATTATTCTATGTATTATTTCCATCACTCAACTAATAAGGGGTATAAATTAATAACTATCTGATTATTATCTATTAATATTGATCTATTACTATTATCCACAAAATACTTAAAACTATCATTTTCTTTATTTAATAGATATCTAATATATAAATTATCATTAAAATTAGGTGAATTAATTGGTATGGGTGTAGTAATTGGAATAGAAACATATTGTGTTGTTTTACCATTAACCGCATTATTAAATGTTATTGACGTATATAGATTCTTAAAATTTTCAACAATATCCTTTAACCTCCAAACAATATAATAATTTTCAGATACAATACTATCATTATTCAAAGGATTAGTTATTGTATAAGTAATTGGCATACTTGACACATCTAAAGGTTGTTTAGTTATAGGATTTCTTTGTTCCACACCTATGTTAGTGAAATATGTGTTAAAAAACATAAGATTTTGTGTTGTCGGAGAGGTAGAATCATAAAAACTTAACCTTAAAAATGTTTCTAAAAATCTATTTCTTCTAAATTTCACATCATCATTTGTTATACCAATTTCACCATAATATAGTGGTGTCCCATTACTTTTCAGTAAATTAATTTTTATAGTATTAATTTGAGGATTTAGGATTTGATTAGTCGTACCACTAAATGATGGTACAAATTTAACTTTTTCGTAATTCACCAACGGATTAATCGCGTTTTTAGTTTCTTTTTCTACGAATTCTTTCTGTACCAATTCACTATTATCCACAGGGAAAAAATCCATACTAAACGGAATCATCATAGTACTACCAGTACCACTAGGTAAACTACCCACCTTTATTTTATGTCGATTAACAAACATTTTGAATATTAACTGGTATACCATTTATATTACATGGTACCCCAATAAATATCGGATTGTTACCATGATTATAATTTAATTCTGGATCTTGTCTTTTAAGTGATAAAAAGGTGTTATTTGTTACATAATTTATCCCATTTAAAAATGGGTAGTCTACTCCTCTACCAAATTCATCAACATAACCCTTGGTTAATATATCTCTCCACATTTTTCTACCTTCACTATCAATCGCGTAATCTGGTATATTAATGGTGGGGTTCTTATTATCACTAAATTCTATTTGGGTGGAATAATAACTTATTACCATTTTTTTATGGGGTGAATAAAAATATCCTTCACAATACCCATTTTGATATCTATTAATACTATTAAATCTATGATTTACCTCAACAAGAACCCTTTCAGTTAAATCTCCTTCATTATAATCAACAATATCTCCAAGAAATGTATCATCAAATGAATTAACTAACCCTAAATCAATCGTTGTACCAGTACACTCATTAATTTGTCTAATATCGTAATTAACTTTAGGAATATTAGTTTGTAAACCAGATTTTAAATCTCCCCAAAAACCATAACCAACACCAGTCTTATTCTTCACAATAGTTAAATAAACTTCTGTGATTGGTCTATTTAAATAATCCCTATAATTTAGTAAATCTATTTCAGAGTTAGTATTGAAACTAATCACATCATCATTGAAATATGTTTTACTAAATGATGCGTAATAAAAATCAACATCATTAGGTTTTGTTATTTTTTTAAAATGTCTTAAAATATATTGTGATGGTATATTATTAACAATCCTTTTAATACTAGCGAATGTGTTTTGTATAGTCGGAATTGGAAAATAAATATCGATAATAAATGTGTTATCTATCCTACCATTTTCATCATCACCAACTTTAAATATTGTATGTATTCCATCATAAATAGTATTACCCGTTATTAATATCTCATCACCATCAAATAATCCATGTTTAATTGGTAATTCAAATAATGTCATATTTTGCCCACCCATAACGACATTTTGAACACTATGTATTGCGATTCCGTCAACTAAATAAATTGGGAATAATTGATCATCGTTTGCGTTGAAATATAAAGTATTTGAAGTTCCTGAGTAGGGGTAAGTTATATCTAAAGTCCAATTATCCTTTAATCCGTTATTTATCATTAATAAATCACTTTTATTTGGTTTAAACTCTGTGCCATAACATACACTATTTCTATATGAAAACCATCCATCGGTTTCATTAATAATTTCTTTAGGTGAATTTAAATCCAAATTATTGGATATTTGTGTCGCCGTTTGATATGAGTGTTCACCAGTAATGTTAATCAACACATTTGACATTAGTTGTCTGATTGAGCCTAAAAAACTATACTTTTCACTATCGACTCTTTCAGAGTCAAATACTTCTGATTGACTAATTACACTATTAACATTATTTAATGGTAGAGGTTTATTTTTTTGATCAACGCCTATATTAACACCAAAATCTTTATTTACAGATTTTTTAGAAATCTGTGAGTCAAGTATTTTATATAATCTTTCTGTATTTTCCATTATAAAGTTATGTTAACACATTTTAAACAGCCATTATCATCTTCAATCTGTACACTATAATTACCACTAATATAACCAGAACCAGAGTTATCGAAAACACAGTTAGAACCAGTAATTTTAGTTTCTGACGGTGAACCCGCACAATTACTATTATTATATAATCTATATGTATAATTACCACTAGATGTTTCACCACCACTACCAATAGCCAATATACTATATGTTAATGGGGATGGATTAACTAATGATTTAATTAGTGATAAATTTAATTGTGGTGGTGAATATAGCGTAAATGTTGCACAAGCGGTACAACCATTATTATCTTTAACCTCAATATAGTATTGATCTGATAGCGTTACTGGATTGTTGAAAGTAACACTTCCACCAAAAACTGGTGTTGTAGGGGTCACAATTGATGTGTTAGGTAAATTAACTAAACATGTGTTAGAAGATCCTAAAATATTTGGATTTTGTGACGTAACATTACATGGTGTCGCATTATCATAATAATCGGCACCTAACACAGAATTAAATATTCTATACGTATATGGTGATGTACCACCAACAACATTAAATGTTGCGCCACCAGTCCCATTATAGCAATTAGCATTAGTGGTATTAAGATTAGTAATTTTTAACTGACTTGGTTGTGAAACAGTAGTGGTACCAGTCAATTTACATCCATTAGAATCTTTAACATACCATTCATAAGTACCAGCACCTACAGTAACTTGTTGATTAGCATTTTGATTTGGATTAGGTGTATTAACAAAATATGAATAAGGAGGTACACCGCCACTAACATTATTAAATGTCAAAGTAGTAGTACACCCATAACAATTTATAGTACCACCATTTAAAGTAGCATTTATTATTGTTGGTTGTATAATTGTAACATTTTGTGTTGACGTTTGTGCTGATGTGGAGTCATAAACAACAATATTATAGGTACCGGCGGTTAAACCATTAATTGTAGTTGTCTGCATAGGACTACCATTTAAGTAATAAGTATATGGAGATGTGCCACCAGTTATAGTATCAATAGTTATTTGCCCATCATTACCACCATTACATTTTACATTTGTTTGTTTAGTTCTAAAATATAAACCAGATGGAGAACCTATAGTTAAACCTGTCAAAACAAATGTTTGTGATGGACATGTATTTGATAATGCTGTATCTGTAATTATTACACTATAATCACCTACAGATAATCCAGTTATGGTAGAACCATTTTGATTATTAGGTGGTGTCGGTGTCCAAGTATATGTATATGGTGGATTACCATTATATGTTAATAATGAAATGCTACCATTATTAACCAACGGACTAGTTGTATCAATTATTATTGGCGTTGCATTTAAAGGTGAAGGATCATTTATATTAATAAGGTATGTACTCGAATTAGATAAACTATCAGTTATAGTTATTTGATATGAACCCGATAATAAATTATCTAACTCAATTAAATTACCATTAGTATTGAATGTTTGTGTTGTAATATAAGATGGTCCTATTATCGTGTAAACCCAAGGACTAGTACCATTTATTATTTTTATCGTAATTTTACCATTATTTTGACCAAAACAGATATTATCTACTTTATTAACATTAATTGCAATATTTTTACTCGTATTTAAATTGTAACAAGGTGTAAAATAATTATTAATAACACAATCCAACGCTGTTTTACCATCATATAAACCAAAATAAAAATAATATGAATTTTTTTTCCTATTATTTAAAAATCTAATGTCACCAAAATACTCATTACTAGTGTCAGGTTCTAAATATTGTGCTAGATATCCAGTGTAGTTAGTATAGATTGATGTACAATCACCAGATAATGTTCTAGAAACACCATTAACATAAGCAATTTCATTCCTAACATCATAATTTTCTAAGTCAAAACCAGGTTCAGTGTTATTACATATATCAATTTTACAATCTGGTTGTGTTGTTATAGTACTAACAACGTTACCATCATCATCAAGTATATATTCTTCCCTTAATTCATCCAAACCAACCCCATATTCACATATTTTTCTAATATTAGCACAATTCCTTTTTGTTACATAACATTGAGGTGCAGTACATCTAATATTATATAATAAAGGATCTGCACCAGTTTCTTCTAATTGACCATCTTCATTAGTTTCATTACTTAAAACTGGTATTTGATATGTCGTAGATTCTAATTTATCAATTATTTTTCTACTACCATCAATATCACAATCAAGCATTGAACCTAAACATAAAATATCTGATGCAAACATTAAAAAATTCTTACCATGATTGTATGCTGGGTAATATTTTTCACCTTGATAATCTTTAATTAATCCCTCACTAATTGACTGAGATATTTCATTATTAGCTAAACTACCTACACCTTGATCTACACAAGTTTCAAGTAAATTATTACTAGTGGTACAATCATTTTTAATATGTTCTGGACCTTCGGCATCGCTCTCAAAACTATCAACACTATCATGACAATCATAATCACAAAAAACTTCTATACTTTTTTTCTTTTTAGTTCTAGTTTTAATCTTAAACGCATAGAAATATAATACACCATTTATATAATCATTATAAAAATCTAATTTATATAAATTTAAAGCTTTAGCCAATTGCGACTGAAAGCAATCATAATAGCCATAAAAATTAGCTAAATTATGTCCATCATTTGTGGTGTTATTACAACTAGCTGAAGTAAAATCATGCGCACAAGAAACGCAACTAGTTGTTGACGGTACGATTGGGCCGTAATGCTCTGGCTTACCTGCTGCGCAATATCCTTGACCAAGACTATACACCAAACCTTCCACGACATTAGGGTCACAAAAAGGGGCATCATCTTTACATATAGGTGAACAACCTGGCGCATATCTTTGTTCATTACAACTTAAAACTACACATGGTATATAAGGCAATATTGGTTCATCGCATTGACATCTTAACCCGTTACAACTATCTTTTTTAAGACAATAATCACAATAATTACCACCTGGTAAATTAATTCTTGGTAATAAATTAATTACCCCAATTATACTACCAATTACAATTCCAACAACATAAAATAAAACCACACAAATAATTGATAATACCGAATTCAATAATCCAATCACAAAATTAAGTGCTGGTATTATTATACCGTTAAGTGATGTTACTAGTGTTAAAAATATGAAAACAAATAAACATAGAAATGAAAAAAGTGGGTTGACCTCTGGATCGATTCTATTATAAGGAAAAGGGTTCACACCAGATGTTAAATCCTCATCAACTGCTTTTATCGATGTTCTAGATCTTTTATTTGCAGCACTACCTTTCTGGTATCTAACAATAAATTGTTTTGTTGTATATATTTTTCTATATAACAATTCAGCGAATTCTTCGTCTGGAGTTTCTTGACCAAAACTATAATCATTGGTTCGATTAGGTGTTAAATGTGTCGCAGTTCTAAATTTCTTAGCGGTTTGAGAATCATTCAATTTGGTTCTCATCCTAACCTTAGCCTTTGTTGGTAAACCTATCAATGGATCTTCAGAAGGTACTTGGTTACCAAATTCATCTGTAATTACTGGTTCCAAATTCATTGGCATTTGAAAACAATAAACACCATCATCATTGATATCACTACTTTCACCTTGTGGTACATATTGTTCCACACTACCATCTTGATTTTTTCTTATAATTTCTATCGTACCACTACCCGTTTTAAGAGTTTTCATTAAACCCATATTAGGTTTTGGTCTACAATTTTTATTTACCCCATGTTTAGCCACATCGGCAATAACACTACCCATCAAAATCGCAGTAGGTGTTATTGTATGATTTAAATCAAAATCTAATCTTGTTATCCCAACTTCACATTCATCCAAATCACCCCAAAATGGTATAATACTAGTACTACTATTTCTACTCTTAATTTGAGGTAGATTATCCAAATTGGTAGATTTTTTAAATTGCGTATTACTAATGAATTGTTTTTTATTGTATCCTTGGGCGATTAGTTCATATGGTTTCTGACTCGCATAACCAATATCACTTAAATCAACATCCAAATGTATTGTTTGTTCACCTACTGGTATACCGAATATCATATAATCACCAGAACTATTGGTTGTGGTCGTATATTTGTAATACTTCTCAAAAACCTCTAATTTAGTGTCACAATCTAAAATTTCCCTTTTATTGCCAATAGTACCCACTGGGATATAACAAGGGTTATTATCTTTAAAGAAATTACCTAATAAATTATATCTAACTCCGTTACTATCTTTACCATAAACACTCTCATATGGATATGTGGAATTAATAAATGGATCCAATTTATCTTCTTCCGAAATTGGAATAAATACTGAAATTTTGGCGTTTGGGATACCAAACCCATTATTAACAACGACTCTACCCACCAAAACACCGTAGTCCGAACAAAACCTTCTATAAGCCTCTTCTTGTGTTATTTTGAGACTCAATATCTCTAATAAATCAAAATCTTGATCAATTTTAATTTTTAAGTGTTTATCTTCCCCTAACGGAGTGGTTCTTATCCTAATGGACTTGGACATATTTTTATCACATAAATAGTGTTATTTAACTTATTTTAGGTATTTTTTTCATTTTTATTTAAAAGTTCAACGTCTACCAAATTTTCAGTTATATCATCATAATCTTCACCATATTCATCATCGTATTCTTCATACTCATCTTCATCATCATCACTTTCTTCATCCACATTTTTTCTTCTCGATACGATTTTGGATAAATCTTTGATCACATTACTATCTTTCTCAAGAACAATCGTTCTAAATAATATCCAAAAAATATAGGGTAATATTAGAAAAAGAATTGGTATTGATAATAGAAAAACAATAGATTTAGTCGTATAAATAATAAACTTATTTTTACTAACCCTATTAACTATTGTATTATCACCAGAATTTGTTAAATCATCCCCATTATTTTGATTAGGAATGTTTGTTTTATTTTTACATCCACAGCCCATAATATAACTTTTTTTATGAAATATAACCCAAAATAACCATTTGTAAATGATTATCTCACACTAACTCTAATGTCTTTTTCTGGGTATTTTATTTCAAACATACTATCTGGATCGGCGAATAATGTAAATAACCCCATTAAATCTATTTGTTTTGTTGAAGAATCTATGTAGGGTTGACTAACTTCATTTAATGAATATAAACCTCCACCAACTTTATTATAAACTTTAATATCTATCACATTTAATACACCCGCCACATTATTAATTTGTTCAATTAATTGTGCCAAATAGATATTTTGAGCCATTTCTTGTTTAGAAATATCAAAATAATCAGTAATTACATTAATTACATTCGCAATGATTTCTGACCTAGTGACACTTTTATCAACAAATAAATCAACATCAAAACCTAAATTATAAACTTTACCGGTTCTTACCACAATATAATCATTCAACATTCTGAAATCAGATAGATATTCTGAAATGTTTTGGTTTAAAATCGTATTAGTGGTATTACTTAGTTTATTATTCTCATCCAAAGTCATAACACCAACAACTATTTTATTTTGTTCTTCCCACACATTATTTCTAAATGGAGAACCAAAACTACCAGGCATTAATGTAATTCTAGATTTATAATCCTTAATTGTTACACATCTATTTTGTGATGCGAAATTATATTTAATTAATCCCCTTAATTCTTCTGTACTTGGTTGATCCGCACCACCAGTCGCAGGTATTGGGTTATTAACCTCTAATGATTGC